ATGATTCTAAAATTAGTTTATTAAAAACTATTACTGATAATAAAGCAGGTATACCACCAACTCTTGAAGATCGTCTTATAGCAAATGAAATTGAATCTGAATATGATCAAATGGTTAGAGATTATTTAGATGCAGACCCAGAAGCAACTTTAATAAATAAAAAATCATTTGTAAGAAATTTAACATTTAGTTTAAGTAATATTTATCAAGACAGAAAAATTAGCAAAATAAAATCAAGATCATTTACAGAAGATACCTTTGATATTATTGCTGAAAAAAATAGAGTTATGGAAGATGTTAAACTTTTAGCATTAGATGAATTAGATGTAACTACAAGAATGAGATATGAAAGAATTGCAAAAGCACAAGGTTATGTAACAACTATTAATATAAATGGTAAACAACAAAAAATAGGAGATATTGGTGCTTACTTAAATGAGTATTTACCAATATTACAAAGACAAGTAAAAGCAACTGAAATATTGGAATAATATGACAACACAATTATCTCCAGAAGTTTTAGGAATTTTAGAGTTAGATGAAAAAGAAACAAAACCAATAATTCCTATACAACCCGGTTTACAAAACAAACCAGATGAAAAAGATTTTAACTGGTGGAATGTTTTAGATGATATGGCAAGTTCTGTTCCTCAAGGTGTCATAAATTCAGTTGAAGCTCAAGGTGATTTTATAGATGAAAATATTGTTTCTCTTGGAGGACTTGAATTTGGAGATGGAGATGGTTCACTTACATTTAAAGATTTTATTCCAAAATATGTTACACCTACAAAATGGAAAGAAGGTAAGTATTCAGAAAAAAGAAACTTACCAGTATTTCATCAACCAGAAACAAAAGCAGGACAAGTTACCGAGGGAATTACAAGATTCTTAACTGGTTTTGCAGGACCTTCTAAATTTTTAAAAGGCTATCCTAAATTAGGAAGATCAAGAGCTTATATTGCTGGAGGTATTGCCGATCTTACTGTGTTTGATCCCAATGAAGGTAGACTATCAGATATGTTGGTACAATTTAATTCACCGGTTTTTAATAATGCGGTTACTCAATATTTAGCAACAAATGAATATGATACAGAAATGGAAGGAAGATTAAAAAATGTATTAGAGGGAATGTTTCTTGGTGGACTTGTTGATGTAGTTGCAACTGGATTAAGAGCAACTCCTAAAACAGCAGAAAAAATATATCATGGTATTAAAGGTTTTAAAAGAATGAAAGCAACTAATGATATTGGTCAAAGAGCAAAAATTCAAAAAGAAACTTCAGAAGTTATTAATGATATTGAAAAAGGTAGACTAACTAAAAGAAGAAAGAAAGCAGCATTTGAAGGTAATGCTTCTATTAATTTAAAAGAAGCAATTAAAACAATAAAATCTACAAAAGAAACAGCTAAACAAGCATCTGAACTTTGGATTAGTAGAGTTGTTAATACTGGTGCATTTAAAAATGGTACAGAAGTTTTAAATACTATTGATAATGTTACTGATAATGCTTTTGATGATGTTACAAAAGAATATTTAGAAAATGATGTTTTAAAAAATGAAGCTGCAGAAGAGTTGGCAAACCTTTTATCAAGAGATAAAAATGAAGTATTAAAAACTGTTTTTAAAGAAAAAGATTCAAAAGAAGGTGTTGTTAAAATGTTAGCAACAAAACAAGTTCTTCAAGATTTAGCAGTTGATTATCAAAAAGTTTCTGGAAAATATCTTGATGAATTTGGAGATGATGTTTCAAAATGGTCAAAAGAAGCAAAAGAAGAAATTGGTTTAAGAGGACAAGTTATTGCAGAAACCTTCTATAAAACAAAAGAAATTATAAGAGGTGCAGCAAGAACTACTCAAGCAGGTAGAATTAAAGTTACAAGGTCTGGTGGTGAAGTTTTAGAAATAAGTAAAATTGCAAATTTATTTAAAAACTTTGATTCAAATCCAGCGGTATTAGCAAAAAAGGTAAAGAACATAGCTCCTAATCAAATTATAAACGAACTATCAAAATCTAAATTTTCAAAATATATTGAAGCATTTAATTCTCTTTTTATTAATGGATTGTTAGGTGGTACTTATACTCATTCAGTAAATATGCTTGGAAATGCTTATGAATTATTTTTAAAACCTATAGAGGTAATGGCTGGTGCTACTGTAAGAACAGATATGAGAACTGTTAAATTAGGTTTTGCTCAATATCAAGGAATGGTTTTTCAAATTAGTGATACCTTTAAAGCTATTAGAACTGCTTTAAAACAAGGTGATGCGGTTCTTGATCCTTTTCAAAGAACACAAGATAATTTACAAATAGTTGATGGTAAAGCAGTAAGACCTATAAGTGCAAGTGCTTTAGAAGTTTCTGGAATTACTGGAAATGCAGTTGATTTTATAGGTAAAGTTGTTGAACTTCCTGTAAGATTTTTAATGACAGGTGATGAAATATTTAAACAATTAGGTTATAGAGGAAGATTATTTTCTGGAGCTGTTGATAATACTTTAGAACTTGGATTAGATGTTGGGTCAAAAGAAGGTAAGGCTAATATTAAAAAAATATTTGACAATGGTTTTGATAAAAATGGAAAAGCAAATGTTGTAGATAATGATATAGCAGCAAAAGCATTACAAGGAGCAAGAGAATCAACTTTTACTAATGGTTTAAATGATGGTAGGTTTTTTAATATTGGATATGCTTGGCAAAAATTTATTGAACAAGCTCCATATTTAAGACCTTTAACTCCATTTGTTAGAACACCAACAAATCTTTGGAGACAATTTGAAACCAGAATACCTGTTTATGGAGCATTTACAAAACCAATGAGAGATGCGTGGAATACTGGAGACCCTAGAGCTAGAGCAGATGTTTTAGGTAGACAAATATTTGGCATATCTGCAATGACATACGCATATCATTTAACTAGCATGGATATAGAAGATAGAGATGGAAATATTTATAGAAAAATTACAGGAGCAGGACCTAAAGATTATCAAATAAGAAAACAATGGGAAGCTAATGGTTGGCAACCTTATTCTATTGCACAAAAAAATGAAGATGGAAGTATAACTTATAAACAATATAATAGAATGGATCCTCGTTTTTATATTTTTGGAATTGCTGCAGATGTTTCAGAAAATGGGGATAACATAAATGATGTAGATAAAGAGAATGTTCTTTTTGTTGCTGTAGCTTCTGCTGCAAAAGGATTGTTAAACAAAGCATATATGAGAGGTTTAGCTGATGCTTATGAAGTTGCTTCAAGTGATGAACCCGGTAAAATTGAAAAATATCTAGGTAGACTTGTAGGTAATTCAATACCTTATCAAGCATTTGTTGGTCAAGGTGTTCCGGGTATTATAGAAGCTGATGCAGAAAGTTATGAAGCTAGAGGATTTGTAGATGAGATAATAAAAAAATCTTATTTTTTATCTAAAGATGAAAAGCTAGAACAAAGAAGAGACATATTAACTGGAGAACCAATCGTTAAAAATCCAACCTCTATATATTATAATCCAGAAGGCGGTTTATCATATTTAGGATTAACAGTTGGACCTATAATGGTAGGTAGAAAATCTGATGTAAAAGAAGATAAAGTTCGTGTTGAAATTATAAGATTAAAAAGAAGATTATCTCAACCAAATAAAAATATTGGAAATATTGATTTAACTGAAGTTAAAAAAAATAATCAATCTGCTCATAATTATTGGATAGAAAGAATTGGCAAAACTGAAGTTAATGGTCAAAATTTATATGACACTTTATCAGAAGTTATTGAATCTGTAAATTATGAATTTGCTCAAGAAGGAGATGAAAATAATCGTGGAGGAAAAGAAATTATAATAGATAATGTTTTTAATGCTTTTAAAAGACAAGCAAAACAAGACATGATAGAGGAATACGATTTATCAGATGCAATTCAACAAGAGAAAGAACAAGAATATAGTTTAAGAGAACCATCTTACGATACAGAAGAACAAAAAGGAAAAGAGATATTACCTAGAAAAGAAAAAGATAGTTTTTCATTTAATTTATTTAGTAAAGCAGAAGCTGCTGAAGTTGATATAGAATTAAATAAATTTCAAAATGTAGATTTTAATTTTATTGAAGATAGAGAGGGTTTTAAAATTATTGGATATGTGCCAGATGCTGAAGGTTCTAAATCTGGAGTAACTATTGCTTCTGGTTTTGATTTAGGTGTTAGAAAACTATCTGACTTAAATGGTTTGCCAGAAGAAATAATTAATAAATTAGAACCATATTTAGGATTAAAAGGTAATGAAGCTATTTCTAAAGCTAAACAATTAAAAATTACTAGAGAAGAAGGTAAAATTATTAATAAATTTGCTAAAAAAGAATCATTACAAAAACTTGAAAAAGCATGGAAAAAAACTACAGGAGAATCTTTTGATTCACTAACAACAGAACAAGCTACAGTAGTGGCATCTGTTGCTTTTCAATATGGTGATTTAGAAACTGAAACTCCAAATTTTTGGAAATATGTAACATCAAAACCACCTCAATGGCAAAAAGCCTATGATGAACTTATGGATTTTGGAGACAACTATCCAACAAGAAGAAAAGAGGAAGCTAAATTGCTTTTTGAATATTTAAAAAAGAACAAAAAATGAATAAAGAGTAGAAAATAAAATGAAAAAGCATTATAAACAAGAATATTTATTTACAAAACCCCTAACAAGTAATAAAGGTTTTTAAGTTATGACAGTATCAAGTACAACAGTAAAAAATTCCTACTCCGGAAATGGTAGTACAACCCAGTTTGCATATGGGTATAAAATATTTGCAGATTCAGACTTAATCGTAATTATTAGAACAGACAGCACAGGTGCTGAAACTGTTAAAACTTTAACTACGCATTACACAGTATCTGGAGCAGGTGATGCTTCTGGTGGTAATGTAACTTTCACATCCGGTAATACTCCGGCATCTGGTCAGACAGTAGTAATAA